AGGCCCTACAAGGCGCTGAAGCAGCACCATGCTACCCATGCCTAGCCCTTCCCCTGTTCGCGCCTCCTGCGGCCTTCTGGAGGCCTTCGCGAGGCATCGGCTCATCGCACATCCCGGTGCAGTTGCATGATGCCAGCCAGCAAGTGGTCCGACTTGGGCGTCAGACCTTCGGCTTTGTACGCAGCAAGCAGAACCTCAAGGTGTTCTTCGATTTGCGTTTCGTTCAAACCTTGTTCAAACAACTTTTCAATTTGTTGGTTGTTCAGAACTATTCTTATATTAATCTTATTCTTACCCTTAATATTCTCTACTATAGGTGTTCTTTCTGTGTTCTGTACAACCTCCAGGTTGTGATTAGGTTGTGAATGTGAGGAGTTATCCACAGGCTCAATTACAACCTGAGAGCCATCCTCATTTACAACCTGTAGGTTGTGATTGTGAGCGCTTGGCTTGCGCTTTTCTAGGGCCTTCTTGTTGGCCTCTTTGACCTGCCTGACGGCTCTGCTGTCGCCTGCTTTGGGCATGGGTAGCTCCTTCTTGGTTACGGGTTTGATCAGTGCTTGGGCGAGCATTCTGGCGATCCTGCGCTGGCCCTCTGGGTCGACTTCCTGCATCTCCTGCTCCTTCTTCATCACCGGCGATCTGGTGTCCTCGATCGGGCTGGTCACCGCTATCGCCGTTGCTACGTCCACTGACGGGTCAAAGATCACCCGCAGGGTGTCTGTGCGTTCGCCCTTGAATCCCTTTCGGACAGTCTCCAGGTAGCCGCATTCGCGTAGCTGCTTGAACTGCTTGGCAACGCCCTGCTGGCTGATGCCAAGGTCTTTCGCTAGCCGCGTCTGGCTCACCCAGGTGATCCCTGCCCGGTTGGCGTAGGCGCAAACGGCTGCCAGCACCTGCAGCGCCCCGTGGGTCAGCTTCTGGTCAAAGACGGCACGAATCGGCAGCACAACCACCTTGCGCTTGTCCGGCTCGGCTTCGCGCTGCACCACCCGTGGCTTGCGGGCTGGAAGGGCAAACGGAATGACTGTTTCAGGCAATGCGCTCATCTCTGCGAATCTGTCTCATGTAAGCGCGGATGCGCTGCTCTGCGCCTTCCCCGTAGAGCTTGTCCATCTTGGCTAAGTGCCGGTCCACCAGCGCCTTGTCCTGGAGCAATTCCCAAGTGGTCAGCAGCTCGCGGGCAGCACCTCGCTCCAGCACCGGGCGCTCCGGCAGCGGGCCTGTCTTGCGTGGGTAGCGCACCGGGCGCTTGATCAGGGGTTTCACTTCCTGCCCTCGCGTCTGGCCTGTAGCTGTAGCTCCTTGGCAAGCACCTTGCGGCCCCGATCGGTGATCACGCTGCCAGCATCCACCAGCCCGCGGCGGCGCAGTGACCAGTACGTTGTCCAGCTTCCCGGCTTGTTGTTGACCAGCTTGAACCTCCAGCCCATTGCAAAGTGCCGGAGCATGAAGACCTGATGCGGTGACAGGCTCATGGCTTGACCCTCTGCCTCATCTGCCGCTGCTGCCATCTGTAGTGCTGCCAGGTTGTGACCTCGCACTCCATATGCCAAACCTCTGCCCCGGTCACCGATTTCTGCCGGGTTCTGGCTTTCCTCATGGCCTTCATGTAGATCTGCCGTACCCGCTCTTTGGTGCAGCCAAGCTCCTGCCCGACCTCCTCTAGAGTGCATCCATCCATCACGATCAGGCGCACCACAAGGTCTTCCCTATCTGTAAAGCAGATCGTTTCCAGCAGCTTGATCACCAGTTCGCGCTGCTCAACCTGTTCAAGATCGTCCTGCATCTCGAATGACCAGCGCCAGGATGGTAGCGGCTCCATCTCCTCGTCCCGGCTGTACCAGATGCGCTTGACCTCGCTGGGCAAGCTCGCGGTCATCAGTTGCCCGTAGTAGGGTGAAGATCGTCCATTCATGCGATAGCCCTCGCCCTGCGAGCCAGAAGCTCACGGGCAACGTAGTCAATCGCCACCTCAAGCTGGGCCACGGTGCAGGCGTCCAGCTGGGCATCGTGGATTTCCATGCCTACGTTCATGGCCGTCAACTCCAGCCCGGTGAACAGGAAGCGATCACGATCCAGGCCGCGCCTGCCCATGCTCACGATGGCATCTTGGGCTGCCGTGATCTCGGCCCGGTACTCATCGCCTAGCGCCGCCTTGATCGCTAGCGCCTCGGCTATGTTCATAGCCGCGATCAGGATATCGATATCCTCCCGGCTGCCGGTGCCGGCCGTCATCGACGCCAGAGCCTGATGGTTCTTGATCTTGAGTGTCATTGCCTTGCCATGCTCACGCACGGGGGCAAAGCCAGCCATGAGGTGCGCCATGTTATCGGCGCGGATCGGCTTTTGCCGGTAGCTGCTGCGCTTTCGCATTGTTCTGAAGAATCCTGTTTTTCCAACATCTGTTGCAGATCCAGATCTGCCGACCCATCTCTACGCCACCCTCTGGCAGCCGCTGGCTCTCGCAGCGGTTGCACCACTTCATCTTGCTCAATCAATCGCCTCCTTCACGGTCACCACTAGACGCGGCTCTAGGCTGTACTGCTTGGTGACCAGCAACCGCACCACTTGGGCGTCATCCGCGTACACAACCCCATTCATTGCGTCCAGCACCGCCTTCGCCACGTTGTCTAGGTCTGGCTTGCCGGGTATCTCAAGGCCATCCAGCGCACGCGAACGCCGGGCATTGGACCAGCTTTTAGCCACGCCCTTGTAGATGTCCACCCGCACGCTGATCGGGGTGTCCAATGCCTCGCAAGGCATGGCCTCCGCAGCACGGCAGCGGATCACGGTTTCGTAGTCGCGGGTTGCCGTGTCGGTGTAGGCAAAGCCCTTGCGGGTGAATCGCGGCCTGCCCTTGCCTCGCGGCTCACCGGGCACGGTGAATAAAACTTCAAGGGTCAATTGATCCGTCCCGTCAATTGTTGCAGCCAGTTCATTCAAAGGAACCCCGCCCGACGCATCGCATCAACGAACTGTTCGACTTGGGGCGCAGGCACATCCAGCCACGCGGCAGCGTCACCAGTGAGGAACAGAGCCTCGGCAATCACCTCCGGCGGGATCGGCTGACCCTCTCGCACCATGTCCAGCAGCTTTACAGCGTCGGCGTGATTCATAGTCCATCCTTCAAAGTGCCCCATTGATCGGCGATTGCATCAGAAATTCCTGCGTACGTTTCTGAACGCAGTTTCCACCTGTCTTTGCTGGGTGGCAGTTTGTTCTGGCCGGTGTCAGTCTGGTTCGCCCAGCGCGGTCGCCCATTAATAATGCGAGGCTCTACAAAATTTGTCGGCCTCAGTGGTGGCAAGTTTTTCAGCCACAAGCACGTTTTCTTGCTTGCATCGTGGCCAAACTGATACGGCATAATGATTTGGTCCGGCTTGCGAATACGGCTGGAAATTACAGACACGGGATTCTCTATAGCAATGCGCCTAATTGGAGCCGCCATCAAAAGCCGGACAAATTCGAGCGCATCATCAGTTAATTTCGGATCACGACGGCCGCGCTTTGTCCAATGCATCCCGCTGACAGACAAGTAGGTGCATGGCGGGTGCGCGACCATCAAATCCCAGCCATGTTCCAGAATGTCGCGGACATCACCCTGATAGTGCGGGCCAGCAGAATCCGTCGGCAGAAAATCGCACGAGATGGCATCGTGACCTCTAGCTAAAAACGCATCTCGGGTGCGCCCGCTGCTCTCGCAAGCAATAAGAATTCTCATAAAGAGTATTCCCTCCAGATTTCGTTACGCTTGATGCGATTAATGAGCGCCTTGCTCACCCCATACCGCGCCCCCAGCACCGGACCTGATTCGCTGCTGGCTCTGATGACATGGACCTGCTCCGCTGTCAGCTTGGCATGGCCTCCAGCAATGCGCCTGTCGCGCATCCGAATGCGCTCCTCGGGCAGGATCACACGCACATTCGCCATATGTTTTAGCTGGCTGATCTTGCCGCGCCAGACAGTGTGCAGCGGGGCCACGCAGGCCGGATCGCCGCAGGTGTGCCCGTAGTTCCCGCTAGGCTGCGGCTGCTGCGAGATCAGTTCGCGTAACAGCTTGCGGACGCTGACCATCTTCTTCTGGCCGTCAGGAAATGCCATCACCTGGGGCGTGTTGTTTACGATGTAGCCCTGCCAGAGCCAGCAATCGCCGCGCATCACGCAGCGGGCCTTTAGCGACTCGACGGTGTGATAGGTACGCGGTGCGCTCATTCTTTCGCGCCGCTCAGGAAACGATTCAGACGGGGCTGCAACTCGCTGTAGCGCGTCTGCAGCTGGAGCCTCACGCACTCATCAATGATGGCGCTCATGCTGCGCCGGTCTTCCTCTGCCGCACGCAGCAGCAGCTGCCGGGTGTCGCGGTGCAGGCGCACCAGAAAAGGTATACGTTTGTTTTCCATCCGCACATTCTATCGCAGCGATATCAGTTGTGCATTAGGGTTTGTCCTAGTTCCATGCGATATCGGGTGTGCTACAGTACATCCATCGCAACCGAGCAGATAAAGCTCACAAGGAGAGACGATGACCAAGCTGATTAACCTCTACGAAGTCCGCTACTACCCCGCTAGCTCTGCTGTTAGCCGTAACCTCAGCCGCAAGAGCCGCATACTCCCGTACCGCAAAGCCCTCGCCGTGATCCGTCGCCTGAAGAAGGCTGGCGTTGACGCGGTGATCGGCAGCCCCTGGCGTGTTCGCGTGGAGGCCTGACATGACCCGCTTTGTCGCCTACTACCGCGTGTCCACCGACCGCCAGGGCCAGAGCGGCCTTGGCCTGGAGGCCCAGCGCACCGCAGTCGCCCAGCACATCGGCGCTGCCGAGCTGGTGGCTGAGTTCACCGAGATCGAATCCGGCCGCAAGAATGACCGTGAGCAGCTGGCCCTCGCGCTGGCCGCAGCCAAGAAGGCCAAAGCCACGCTGGTGATTGCCAAGCTGGACCGGCTGGCGCGTAACGTCCACTTTGTTTCCGGCCTGTTGGAGTCCGGCGTTGCTTTCGTCTGCGCCGATATGCCCGAGGCCGACCGCACCTGGCTGCAAATGTCTGCCGTGTTCGCCGAGTGGGAGGCCCGCAAGATCTCCGAGCGCACCAAGGCCGCGCTTGCCGCAGCCAAGGCCCGTGGCGTGCAGCTCGGCAGCCCGGTGCCCGCCGCTGGCAGCGCAGCAGGCAATGCCAAGATCGCCGCCCGCGCCGAGGCATATGCAGCCCGAGTGCTGCCGATCATTCAGAGCATAAAAGCGCAGGGTTGCAACACCCTGCGTGAGATCGCCGCTGCGCTGGCAGAGCGTGGCGTGCAGACACCTCGAGGCAATACCGAGTGGCGGCCTGCTCAAGTCGCCCGAATCATCCAGGGAGAAATGGCGCAAGCCTAACAGGAGTAACCATGAAACAGTCCCATCTCACTACCCCCCGCACCTTGTCCGACTGCACCTTCACTACCGGCTACAGCAGCTACAGGCCCAGCCGCTATGAGTGGCAGGATCACCTAGTTGTCTGGGCTAGCGCTGGTGCGCTTGCCGCCCTGTCAGTGATTGTCTATATCTGGGGGTGACCATGTCGCAGAACCAGAAAATCCTAACTCTGCTGGAAAAAAAACCATTGACAGCGCTTGATGCGCTCAAGAGCGCCGGGTGCATGAGGCTAGCGGCACGCATCGCAGAGCTACGCGCAGAAGGCCACGACATCCAGACCATCACGATCACCACCACTGCAGGCAAGCGCATTGCCAGCTATCACCTGAAGGGGAAACAATATGGCCGGTAAACTGACAGACGACAGAGAAATGTCGGCCTCGCGGCTGCCTGCTCTCATGGGCTACAGCAAGTACAGCACGCCCAATGATGAGCTTCAGTTCAGCATCAATGCCATCGACGGCAAGGAGCGCCCAGACATCGGCAACGAGGCAATGGCTTGGGGCAATACGCTAGAGCCGGTGATTCTGACCGAGGCGTGTAAACGTCTGGGCATTGAGGATTTCAATACCGAAATCAAGCACCCGTATCGGCACACCATGTTCGCGTTGCAGTGCAGCCTGGACGGGGTAGGCCACGGCAACAGCCAAGAGATACGAACGAACCACGATGCCGGTATCTACGTTATGGGTCAGGACAGCATCGTGCTGGATGGACCCGGCGTGCTCGAGGCCAAGGTGACAAGGTCGCACCCGGAAGAATCGCCAGACCTAGCACGCGGTCCTATCCAGTTGCAGGGCCAGATGCTGGTCACCGGCCACAAGTGGGGCGCTGTCTGTGTGCTGTACCAGGGCATTGAGATGCGGGTGTTTCTGTTCGCCCAACACAATGACACCCAGCACGCAATCATCCGGGCTGTTGATACGTTCCAGAAGAAGCTGGACCACTACCAAGCAACAGGCGAGATCGACTGGTATGAGCCGCAGAGTTCTGCGGAACTAGACCGTATCCACCCGATGGCAATTGACCGCGAGATGGAACTGCCGCCCACCGCAAACCCGTGGGTCCATCGTCTGCTAACAGCCAAGGCCAAGGCTCGCGAGGCAAAGGATGAAATTGAAGAGGCTGAATTAGAACTGAAAAAATTCTTAGGTCAGTCCGTGTCGGGCCGCGCTGGCAACGTCCTGATCCAATGGCCGATGCGCCACTACGATGCACAACCCGAGCGCCTCGTGCCAGCGAAAGAGGCATACAGCATTCGGCAATCAACCCTGAAGGTAAAGGAATTGAAATGATCCTCATCAATTCCCACGCCATAACAGAGGCCCATGCGAAAGCAATGGCGGCAGTAATGAATGCCTGTCCAACCGCAAATGAGCAGCAGGCTGAAGCTTTGATTCAGTCAATGGCAGAGCTTGTATTCATCACCATAATGACATTCCTGGAGTACGCAGATGCAAATAACCACTAGGCAAGGGTTCGCCCCCGCAACCATCACCGAGGCAATGGAGTTCAGCAAGATGCTGGCGGATTCCAGCATGGTTCCTCGGGCCTACCAAGGCAAGCCGCAGGACATCATGGTGTGTGTCCAGTGGGGCTATGAGATCGGCCTCGCCCCGATGCAGGCGCTTCAGAATATTGCCGTGATCAACGGCAAGCCCAGCGTCTACGGTGATGCGGCCATGGCGCTGGTCCAGGCCAGCCCGGTTTGCGAAGGGATTGAGGAGTTCGTAGAGGGCGAAGGCACACGTAACCCTGTGGCCGTCTGCATTGCCCACCGCAAGGGGCGCAAGCCAGTGCGGGCTACCTTCTCGGTTGAGGATGCCAGGCGGGCTGGTCTATGGGGCAAGCAAGGGCCGTGGCAGGCGTACCCCAAGCGTATGCTCCAGATGCGGGCGCGAGGATTCGCCCTGCGTGATGCGTTCCCGGATGTGCTCAAGGGTCTGATCACCGCCGAGGAGGCAGCAGACTTTCCCGATGAAGCACGCAAGCCAGCCAAAGATATTACGCCCCGTAACCCGCTGGATGTGATCGCGCCGCCTGCACTGGAGGTGTCCGAGCCGGAGGTGCTCAAGGTGGACATTCAGGAAGCGCCAGAATTGATGGACACCAGAACAGAGGAGGCCGAGGATGTAGCGCCTAGCGCCACAGAGGAAATGCCCGTTGAGCCGGTAGGGTTTATTCTACGGGTGCCGGGTAAGGATGCGCCGTACAGCATCCACCAGACGCTGGATGAATGGGGTGATGCTTACGAAGACCTTGCCGACAGAACCGCACGGGCAACCAAGGTGCCAGCGCGTGAGCGTATGACCAAGTTGCGTGAATTGCGTGACCTGAACAAGGATACGATTGAGAGGATCGACACCATCAAACGTGTCAGACATACGGCCGGACACCAAAAGCGCATCAATGCGCTGGCCGCGTCTAACTCCTAGCGTCCAACCAGAGAAGGCCGACGTTCGCCCAAGCATAGCCTGAGTATGTGATGCCCAGGGGGATGTCGCCTCTCCAGAAGTACAGGCAAGACGCCAGTGTGTAGCAGGCAGTCGGAACCAGGATCAGAGCAAACGTCCAGTTCATAGCCCGCTAACGTCAATCACCTTGCCGCGAAATTCAATACGCCCATCGCTCCAGCTATGCACCACCTCCGGCCATAGCATCTTGCCATCGTGGAACGTGAGCACGGCAAACCCGCTGCGCCAGTTCACCGGGTTGGATTCCAGGTAATCCTCGAACTGCGGACCGGTCGTGTCGGCTAGCGTGCCGGTGTCCACGCCATAGCGAGTGCCGTTGTAGTCGCTGTAGGGCGTGACCTTCAGGCTATGCAGGTGGCCGGTGACAATGCTCTTGCCGCCGCCAACCGTATTGTTGTGCGTGGCGTGAATGCCGCCTTTGTAGCGGTGTTTAACCACCACATTCTCCGTAACCCATGCGGCCCAGCAAGCGTGCCACTTAGGGAAGTGGTCCTTCAGGCTGAAGCCTTTGACGCCTTGGAACTCGGGCGCGTTTGCCGCCAGCCGATTCTCGAAACGTGCATCGTGGTTGCCCAAGCACCATACCAATTTTGTGCCGCGTCCAGCTGCGTCCTCGATCTCGCCTAGCGCCATCTCGCACGCTTTCAGTTCTTCGATGACCGAGGGCGTGCTGTCCCAACCGATCCGAGGATGGCGGCTGATGCTGGCTCCATCGAACGCATCACCGTTATTAATGATTGCCTTGGGTTTTAGTTCCTTTATCGCCCAGAGCAAACCGTTGTAAGCAGTGGTGCGGATACCGGGCCAGAAGTGCGCGTCACTGAACACCAGCACCGTACCATTTTCGATACCCATCTGGTGGCGGCTCTTGTACAGGTGCGCGGTGTGCAAGTGTTCGTAATGCTGCGCCCGCACATTGTCAGATTCCAGCTTTATTTTGTAGCGGTTTTCGAGGTTGCGCCGACGCTTATAGACTGCGGTTTCTACAGTCTGTAGGATCTTTGCTACCTTGGCCGCTGACTTGTGCGCGTTCCAAAGCTCTATGAATTCTTTGTCACTTACTTTCGGGGCGGTCATTTGAAGCTCCAGATAGAACCCGCTCTAGCACGTTGATGACACGATGTTCTGCCACCTCCATCTGCTCGCTGGTGCTGGCGCGGTCCTGCGCCGTGGTGATTACGTCAAACAAGAAAATGTGCAGGCATTCATGCAGGGCCGTGGCTCTCAGGGTTTCAGTGTTAATCTCATCAGAACCCCAATCACCCAGCCGATAGATCGCCAGCCGCGCCGCCGGGTCGCAATTGACATCAGCCATTGCGCCCTTGCTAGCAGGCTTTTTGCCTGCCTCTATTCGCCAATCTTGCAGATTAAGCTCAACTTGCCAGTAGCGCATCCATCGGTTGAACTCTTGAGCCTGATCGGCGCTAGGTTTATTAATGGATCTAGGCATAGTGCGTTAATTGTTTGACAAGAAAAGCGCCCGCTCTGCCTCTCGACGCTTGACTAAGCCTGGGAGCACCTTGCCGCCTCCCTTAGTCCACGCCATGAATGCCTCTGCCGCTCCCTCCCAGTCGCCTCTGTTGGCACGCATACGGATGGTGGAGCGTTGAAGGTTGCCTAGCCCGGCATTGAACGCAAAAGAGACAAGAGCGTCGAAGCTGCCTTGACGGCCAGCAACAAGGGGAACAAGTCGTAAAACACCGCGTTCAAAAAGCGCGACATCATCCGAGAATAGTTCCTCGATCTCCGGTTTCGTCCAGACACGATTGTCCTCCGGTTTTAATGGCATCTCTTTCCGAATCATCGGGACATCTTTGCCCTCAATGCGGACCACCGGGAGCCTGATCTGTTCCTGATACAGAACGTGGCCGTAGCCAATCGTCCAGATGTGAGCAGGGCAGAGGTAAGGCTTAGTCCTGAAACCCTCGTAGCGGTGCATCAGATCTGCACCGGCCTTACTGAGCTTCACTTCTTGCCCCAGTTGCGAGAGCCAAACCAGAACCCGATGATGCCGCCCAGCATCGCCATCTCATCGTCGCTAAAGATTACGCTAGTCACGCGGATCAGGTCGTCCATCGTGCCGACAAGTCCTGGCTGAGTGAAGGCGTAATAGGTGATGGCTGCGTTGATAGCAATCAACTCAAAGACAAACAGGTAGGTAACAGTCGGGCGCACGGTGCCGACGTAGTTCGCCACCCACCGGCTGGCTTTCTCTAGCACCTTCTCGTCGTGCTTGAGCGCGGCCTCGGTCATCTGCGCCTCGGTCTGCATGGATACCTGCTCGGTACGGATCTCTTCCATCTTGGCCTGCGCGGCAAAC